GGATGTGGCTGTGGAATGTAATAGTGCATAAGTCTATTATCTTTATCTTTGAATGCGTGTATATGACCTTCCATCTTCATGGTGACAAGCAAGTTTTTAATAGTATTGTAATTGCCATCTACATGTGCTGCTATATCTTTTATAGCTTTAGGCTCTGTAAGGTAAGCTAGTATTTTTTCTCTGGTATTCACGATACATCCTTAACTTTACAATGCCATTTTTTCTTATCATCTTGATGCCAACCATGCACATGAATAGTCCAACCAGCTTCACGAACTGCACCTACGTTTTCGTGGTCTGCTATCTTTTTACATCTAGCACTCATGTTACCTGCGGTTGTTGTTTGCACAACTAAAGTTTCTTTTCCTTTTAAACATAAGAGGTCTCCGAAGCCATAGAGGTCTTTTCTTATATTCGCACCAGGTATCCATTTCTCTACAACATCAACAAGGTATCCTTCTTCTCGTAATTTTTTAAGACTTAACTGCGTTGGGCTAGTTGCCATCAAATTGACTTTCGTTAGGTTTAGATGTTCCGTCTTTAAATCTTTTCTCTACATTACCGGTAGACTTATTAAGTTCGTATTCATAAGCATGTGGTGATATATCAGGACTATTCTTTTCTTTTTTGAATATCTTATCCCAGTTGTCTTGTGCTTCTTGTTCAGAAATTAACAATGGTCTTCTTCCAGAGCCTTTACCCATTTATTTTACTCCTATCATGTCATGTTCAAAAAGATATTGCATAGTTTTAATATATGCTCTATTCCACATGTCTCTACGTTCTTCTTTTGTAAGCTCTTTACCATTATCAAGTTTAACATGGCACTCTATACATAATGCTGCACATAATGAGTCTGACACTTTAATTCCCATGCCCTTTCCCTCATTACGGTGTGCAGCACAAACTGTTTCAGACTCTATGCCACAATGCTGACAAGGTAATTCTCTTAATAATTTAATTAGTTTCGTATTGCGGTAAACCATCTTGAAATGAGCATCCATATTCGTTAGCAAATCTTAATACATTTTCAATAAGCTCAGCAAATTGAGCTGTATCTAAATCAGAAGTTGAAGGAACAACCACTACCGGTTGACCAGCTATTTCTTTAGCATATTTAAGGTATTTATATTTCATAAGCTCATGTAACTCATCTTTAGTATACCCTAAATAGTCTGATAAGCCTTCAAGTAATGTCCAGTATAAATCATTTTGGCTCAAATTTCTTATGGGTTTACGTTCAGTCACTTGCACTTTCCAAACTTTACTAAAATCAAGTTCTTTTAGTTTCGTTATTAAAATTGGTAAATTCATTCTTGTTAAGTTGAAATTGAACTTTATCATCTCTCCATCCTTTCGTTTTAAATACTTGTCCGTCTTTAGAAGTTGCTTTGTATTGAATGTCATCCCCGAATACTTTTTTGCATTGCTTTATAAATTCATTTATTGTCATCTTGGTGGACTCTCGTTATATCGTAAACCTTTTTGGTCAAACCAAAAGTTAAATGAACCTTCCCATTGTGCATTACGCTGCTTCTGAACAAAGACCTTTGCATCTGGAATAATCTTTAACTCTTCGTCAGAAGTCTTACCTTCTTCTATTAATTTCTCTTTGTATCTATTACGCCATACACAAATAATATTATCACATAAGTTACGAATATGCGAACTTCCCATAATGTTTGTAGCGTCTGGTATCTCTGACTCATCTTTAAGTTTTCTAGTATGTGCTACTAAAAAAATACTTACTTGTAAATCACGTGCTATGACCGCTAAACTGTTTGTCAATCTTTTCTGTGCATCTAGTGACTCTTCAGAAACATCATCCAATTTCATAAGACTGTCAATAATAAATACCTCAACTCCCAATATATGCTTTCCATAGTGCAGAGTTGCAATCATGTCTTCTGATTTAGTACTTCCTGTTTGGTCGTATATATATAACTTGTCTTTAGCTCTATCACAAAACTTACGTATGTAATCATCTGTTGGCTCTGGTGAACCTAATGCCTGGGTAATCATACGAGCCAATGTAAGCACAGGTCTCATTTCTAAAGACGCTATTAAACATTTTGTATTCTGTTTCATCATAGCTAATACAACTTGTGATAACCACATGGACTTACCATGACCTGATACACCAGTAAGAATTGTTAATTCCGAAGACCTAACACGGAATTTATCTTCCGTCTTAATCCAGCCCAACGATTTGCCACTATGAACTTCCTCACTAAAATACTTGACCAAGTCATCAGCAAATATATCCGTACCTTTAACCTTAAACTCTGCATGACCATACCCCTCGTTATAAAATTCTTGAACTGTTGATTGGCTGACTGTTAATTTATCAATAACTTCGCCAATGTTCATACTCCACCTTCCCAAACTTTTTTAGGTTTGATAGTTTCTTCTATAGGGTCGTTCCACCTAGACTGATTAATATACGTGGTCGTTGCTGGTACGTATCCTTCTTTCCAACTGCGAGTATCTTTCATTTTTTTAATGTGGTCAAGTATTTCATCTTTAATCTCATACAATTTTCTATTACGCCACTTTTCCTCACATTTAACTTTTGATATTTTACGAGTTGGATATATTTCCCAAAATTCTAAAAACGACTTATGCGATAGCATATATATATCTTTATCTTTATCTCTATCTTTATCTCTATCTAGTATAGAGTTTGCATAGTCACACTCTATTATCCACTTACTTAATGATTTTATTACAGAATTTACGAAGTTTATAGGGTATCTTAACCTATAAGCAATTGCCTGGTCTTCAGGTAAAAAACCATCATATTGACTAGCTAAACACCATAGTTTTATTAAAATAGCTTGTTGGTCGTGACTCATTGCATTAAATTCATAATCCTCTAATAAGTCAATTCCATATAATTTAAACCATGGCATTTTCTTAGTTTCATCTGCATAAGTCTTAGGTTTATAATGCTGAAACTTATCCCAATTCTTTACTCTGTATTTCATATACTCTCCTTAAAATAAACATTCTTCATAAAGTTCTGTTACTGGCACAACTTTTGCTTTAGGCAAAATATGGAGCTTGCAATTAGGTCTTGACTCTAAAAACCATTTAGCAGATGCCTTGTTACTAAAGGCTCTTAGCGGTTTTCCGTCAAATTCATCTAATATAATGTAACGCAACATGTCCATGGAGCAAAACACTAACATAGGTAAATTCTATATGCAAACTATTTTTTTTATAGAAAATACTTGACAGGTGTTTTTTATAGGTTTAATGTTCAATTGTCAACTTTAGGAGAGATACATGAAAATTTCAACAATGATAGTATTAGCAGTAGGTTTCTGGGTTTATGTAGCCTTTTGCCTTTGGGCTATGGGTAAGTTTGCAGGTGCAATATGAATAAATACTTATGGCTATTCCTTTTTGTATTTTGGGGGTATATAATATGGCGAATGGTTTAAAGCGTATAGCTGAAATATTACCAGAAGTATGGAAAGACTTAGAAGAACTTAATAAAAGATTTGATGAAAGGGAGAGATTAAATGGAAGAATTAATGTTTTACCAACAAGTGATGCAACAACTACACGAGATGGAAACAAAACAACAGGAGACAACAAATGAGTAAGTATTTAGAACTACGTAAGATTGATGTATCAGAACATTTAGAAAAGAAAGGTAAATTTAATTACATTTCATGGTCATGGGCGGTTGACACTTTATTGCAACAAGACCCAACTGCTACATGGGAATATAAAGAACCTGTGCAATTTGGTGAAACACTTATGGTGTTTTGTTCTGTTACAGCATTTGGTAAAACTATGACAGCTCAATTACCTGTGCTTGACTTTTCTAATAAAGCTATGAAGAACCCAGATGCTATGGCTGTAAATACAGCTATGCAACGTTGTTTGGCTAAAGCTATTGCTTTACATGGTATTGGTTTATATATCTATAGCGGTGAAGATTTACCGGATGTAAACCCATTAGAAACACTTAAATCTACTTATGCTGACAAAGGAATTGAAGCTGCTAGAGTTGTATATGCAAAGATGTCAAGAGAAGATAAAGAACAATGTGCAGAGTTTGTAGAAACTCTTAAGGCTGCATAATGGAACAACGCACACAAGAATGGTTTGATGCACGACTTGGCAAAGTAACAGCTAGTCGTGTAGCAGATGTGATAGCAAAGACTAAAACAGGTGTATCTACATCTCGTCAAAACTACCTTGTCCAACTTGTATCAGAACGTCTTACAGGCAAGAAAGGCGATAGTTTTGTTAATCAAGCTATGCTAGATGGGATTGAAAGAGAAAGTGCTGCTAGGGAGCTTTATATGCGAACTAGAGGGGTATCTGTAACTGAGGTCGGTTTCTTTGACCATCCTGTTATTAAGAATAGTGGTGCTAGTCCTGACGGAGCTGTAAATGCAGAAGAAGAGGGTAAGTATGCAGGTCTTATAGAGATTAAATGCCCTATAGAAACTACCCATACCAATACGCTTATGAGTAAGTCAGTTCCTAGTAAATACATACCACAGATGCAATGGCAATTAGCTTGCACCGGTGCTAAGTGGGTAGACTTTGTAAGTTATAATCCTAACTTCCCTGAAGAATTACAGTTATTTGTAGCAAGGGTTGATAGAGACGATACTTACATAGAAGAATTAGAAGCAGAAGTGATTAAGTTTTTAGACGAAGTAGAACAAACAATTATTAAACTAAAGGAGTAGTGTATGGAAGACCCTAATTTATTAACAAGTAAAAACAGGAGAAATGTTGTAACCATAACAGAAATTCATGACAGATTTATTGTGCATGATGTTATAGCTGATGAACTTACTATTTGTGAACTTTCATCAGAGCTAGAAGAAACAATAAACGATATTTTTTTCCCACACAGAATTACAACACAGGAGTAATATATGGCTGAGTATGACAAAACAAACACGTTTACCTTAAACAAGAATGACAAAGGTGATAATCCTAAACGACCAGACTATCGTGGTAAGTTAAATGTAGATGGTATTGAGTTTACTTTATCAGGTTGGGTAAAAGAAGGACCTAATGGTAAGTTTATTGCTGGTGCTGTAGCAATGGTAGCAACGGATGAAAGACTTAAACCTGCTGTTGAAGGTGCAGATGAGGATGTTCCTTTCTAGGAGCATCCCCAATTGCTTATAACTATTTGTTCATTACGTACATAGTTACTTCAAAGCCAAAACGCATTTCTGTAGCTGCTGGAGTTGTCCACATGGTATTTATCCTTAAATAATATATTATGCTTAATTGCACAATATAATAGAATTATACGCTTATGTAGGGTTACTAGACACCAGATAATCATTAAAGGTTTATAATGGATATACATAACTTAGAATTAGATATAGCGTGTTATGCAACTGCTGTGTACCATGAAGTTAATAATAGAACACTAGAAGAAAAGGTAGGTGTCATAAATGTCATACGTAATAGGTTACATACTGGTTATTGGGGTCGTGATGTATGCTCTGTTGTTTATGCTAATGGTCAGTTTATTGGGGTTACGGATGAACGTCATCCAGAAGTTAATATTAGGGCGTATTTGGAAACTAAACTTTTGGTTATTGATACGATTGTTCATAATAAATATGCTAACCCAGTTGCAAATGCTTTATATTTCCATGATGACTCTATACCGCCAAAAAAAGAATGGTTTGGTAAGAGGAAAAAAACACATATAGGAAGGATGGTATTTTACTAATGATAGAATATATAAAATTTTGGTTAGCACAAGATATAGCATTTTTGATTGAATTAATACCATTAATAATTTTATTATTTATAGGATATTTAGGATATTTAATTTATATAAAATGGTTTAATAAATCATGAAAAAAGAACCTGTAGCATGGCTTTATGAAGAGTATGATGTTAAGTCTGGTGACCTAAAGAAGTCTTATTTATGGTCTTTTCATCCTAACCAATTATCATATTTAAACGATTTAAAGAACACAACACATCATATTAAGATAACACCTTTATTTGCAGGTGAACCTGTAGAAGAATATAAAGGATTATCTAAGTACGATAGTAAGAAACTAACGGAGGCACATGGTGGACTCTAAACCACTTACTCAAGAAGAAATTATAAAGGTATATAAAGAAGCATTTGGATACGGTAGTCAGGTAATAACAATTGACAAGATATTTAAATTTGCTAGGCTTATAGAACAATTGCATGGAGTAAAAGATGTACACTAAACTAGACGACCAACGACAAGCAAAATTTATCATTGGCTATATTACTGCACATCCTGGTTGCAGCATTAAAGAAATTGTGCAAGAATGCGTAACTAATAGAACTAGGTTAAAGTATTTAGAAAGCCAAGGATACTTTACTTTGCCTAAATGGACTTATAGCAATGAACTAGATAAACGATTTAAAAATAGAAATTATGTATCTGTAACTGTAGGTAGGGAGTATGGTAAATGGGAAGAGCAGAAAAGATATTAGATGTAATAGTATGGTTGTTAGTTGTTGGTGGTATGGGTTGGTTTGCTTATGGTTGTTATCAATTAATTGATTTATTTTTTCTAAGGGGATAGTTATGGTAGATATGGTGAATAGACCTCCACATTACTTAGTGGGTGGTATAGAAGCAATAGATGTAATTAAAAGTCGTTTAACAAAAGAAGAGTATATTGGTTATCTTAAAGGTTGTAAGTTAAAATATGACTTACGTTATCCGTTTAAAGATAATCCACAACAAGATTTAGAAAAGTCTGATTGGTATAAGAATAAACTACTAGAAGCTACTAAAGATGATGGAGTTGAAATTCCACCGGAATTAGAAGCTCAATTACAAAGGTTTGATGATGAGTAAAATCTATTGGATATTTATTGTGGTATTAGCTGCGTTAGCTATTTGGGGAACAGAACAGGTTATGGCTCAAACTACTACTATTCTTGCACCTGATGGGTCTGTAACCGTCTGTCAGGTTGGTAGTAATGGTGTGATTATCTGCGTCTAGTCATCCATTGGTGTTAGTTCGCCATAAAGAGCTAGCTCTTCGCCTGAGATTTCCACAACACTATCATTATCTAATGTAATGATTATAGTGCTATCGCCATGCAATGCTTCACAGGATACGATAGTTCTACCTAACATGTGATTACAGATAATCTCTACTTCTGACCGTTGCATAATTTTCCTATATATTTACTAAAGAGTCTTTGGCAATTTTTTCTGATTTAACAGACCTTGCCCACGACCCACAATTTTGACATTGATAGCGTTGATAAATAGCAGTCCTACTTCTTTGAGTTCCACGAGATTGTAATTTTCGTGAAGCACAATTAGGACAACAAACGTCAACAGAATATGCGTTATGATTTGGATGTTGTTTAATCCAACCTTTGAATTTATCGTAGACTTTCTCAAGTAATATAACATCATTCTTATTATATTCTTCCATTGTTTTCCATGCCTTACGGTCATCATTCATACACTTGACCCATAAAGCATGTCCTTCATGTTCTGTCTTACTACCCAATCCTAAAGCCTGTGCTACATAATCTAGTTTGTTAGAAACAAATCTAAATTGTCTACGAGCTACTTGTAATAAATCTATCTGTTTAGATGGTGCTGGAGGTGGCATACCAGAGAGTAAGAACTCTTTATGTAGTATAGGTATGTCAAACCTAGAACCGTTGTAGTGGACTATAGCATCAGCTTCGTCAAGAAGTTTATGCACAGAGTCTAGCATTTTTTGTTTGCCAGATTTTTGGATAGAGTCAAACATGATTTTAGATTCACCATACCACTTTGCTGCATAGCATAGAGTGTAAGATGATTCTAGTAATTGGTTTATAGAGATGTTTTGGTCAAAGATACCCCAGACATGAGCAGTATTTGGTGCTACTTCTATATCAATAAGTAATATTTTCATAGTAGTCTCTAAAGTTGAGATACTTTATTATATACTAGATAAATAATTAGCATGAGTAATACATATTTAAAGTGGTCTATAGCACAAAGGATGTCGCAGATAAGATAATCTAGCATATCTTAATAGTAGCTGTTTTAGCTTTCTTTAGTTTGTCAAAGAACTTCTTATAAGCTATTTTAGAGTTACCTATGAAGTCTTTACCTGCCCATGTTGTGCCAAGTAATATACATCCATCTGTATCTGCTGAAGTGTTGCCTGAATGAATACGAACACCTGTAAAGTTAGGAACGTTTAGTATGTGTGGCATGTCCTGTTTAAAGCGTACAGAAGCGTCTATAATGAGTTTATATTCACCAATAGGAATAGCAGTCTTACCTAATACTTTAGTGCCATTCCTGACTACATCTTCTAATGTATAACACTCATATACACCATCTACATACATCTTGCCTATAGTATGTGTATCTTTAAATTCAAACCTTTTTACTTCAATTAACATATGAATTAATATATTCCAATGCACGAGTTAAGTAATCCATAACTGCAATAAATACTAAAGCAATACCCATGATTATAAATAACAATCCTACTACGATAAGTTTAAGTATGGATAAGCCGATAAAATTAAGTATGTTTAAGAATATCATTTAGCACTTTTTTTAATGTGTAGTAATGAGCGTTCACCAAATAAGTAGAAGCCAACAGCGCTAGCAAAGTTATCTACTTCAGGTGTTGCTGTACCATTAAGGTGCATAATAACCCATGTAGAAAGCACAAGCAGCCCTATAACAGGTCTCATAAGTCTTATGATAGCTTCTACCCAAGGGTATGATGGATTACCACCACCAGCTTCATTCATAACTTTAAAGAACTCTAAGTCAATTTGTTTCATTTGAGTATATTGTTCTATAGTAGCTGGCTTGAATTGGTCAGGTGCTATAAAGCGATTAATAAGTGACTTACCTAAGTCTACTGCTAATGGTCCTAATGCTGCTAATATAGTAATTGGGTCTATGATATTCTCCTTATAATTCTTTAGGGTCAAAGCCATACATCTTGGCTACACGCTTTTGTAGTTTTAAAAATAAACCTTTATGGCTTGCATATTGTTCTGTTTTAGGTGAGTCTAAATATACGCACATATGGATAATCTCATGGCATAAAGTCATTAAGACAGGATATAGATGAGAATGACGTGCAGTAGATATAGTAATAACATGAGGCTCACCTTGTTCTGGTGGTTCATATTGCCCACATATAGTATCGTCATGCACTATTACAAAGTCTACTTTAGATGCATGTGGTAGTTTATACTCGTCAAATACAGGGAACTCTATTAAAGCCGAATAAAGATTGGCTATATTGTTCTCTGTAATAAATGTCATTTTGTAAAGTGTGTCAACAAAAATACGATAACGAAACCTGC